AACTCGTTGGAGTTCTCCAGTCATATCTATGTAGTCCACTCTTAGTCCGTTGCTGTTCATTTCCCGAACTAAATCGGTAATGTCTCCAGCAGTATTCGGGAAAGCTATATCTTCCGAAAGAGCAAGACCACCTTTAAAGTAATCTTGTACGTCTTTCATTAGAATGGTACTTCAGATTCTTTTTTCTTATACGCTCTAATTATTACGCTAATAAATTTAGATACCGTATCCTTATCCCACTTGTTAAGGTGAGGGCCATGTTCATCTATGAAAGGTTTGGCTTGTTTGATTGCGTAATCTTTACAATCATCACTAACCACAAAACCCTTCTCATTTTTCTCTGGCAATTCTCCTCTTAATCCATTTTTTAGTAAGTCTAAATGACTCATACTACACGCTCCTATTGCTTTTGAATTCTTGTCGTTTGGATCTCGAAACATCAGACCTGAACATCCACGAAAGCAAATGCCACAAGCTGATGGTCGAGTATCTCTAATCAATCCCAGGGGTTCTTTTCAGAATCTTCACTCACAGGCTTAGTAGCTTCTGGTGTAGTCTCTTTAGCAACAGTCCAACGCTTAACCTCGTTGTAACCATTTTTATTAATGCTAACTGTAAACCCAGCTTGCTTACCAATAAGTTGATCCCAGCTCGTAAGTGAACCAATCCCTGTTGCACTCATCAAGCGCATCAAGTCCTGTTTACCCCACTCAACGTAATCAGAGTTTTCATCCACCAATGTAATATTTTTCCATAGGTGTCTGCCCTTGCTTTGTTCGCTTGTTATTTCAAACTCTAGCTTGAGATGTTCTCCATCTGACCAAGTATCGGGGTTAATTTCAGCAGAAGCATTGACGATCTTGCCAACGTATTTGCCATCTGGAACTGGTGAATTGTCATAGACGGGTGTTTCCATACCATCTGTAGTTAATCCATCCTTAAAGTAATCTTTAACATCACTCATTATTTATCTCCTTTCATACCGCTAGTGATTGAATCCCAGCTAAAGTCTATAACTTCTGGCATAGCGTAGCGGTTCTTCGCTAACCAAGCTGGTTTCTCTTGTGTCCATAGTTTTCTTTCACCGCTAGATACAGCTCGCTTTTCTTGCTTACCCATCTTGCCCTGATTCTTAACTATGTTCACATCATAATTACCAAACATAACGATATCGCTATGCTCTTGCAGTTTCGCTGAAGCTGCCTTGTGTAAAGCAATCTCATAACGATCATAACTTTCTCCGTCTGGCGGATAAAAGGTTCTGATACTGGTATGAGCCAGTTGCATGATAACCATGTTCTTTTCGTTTCTAAGTTGGTTGAGGTAATCAATATATTTTTGCCAAAGCAAAACAGCTAACTTGTAGCCCTTGCCATAAGCAATGTTATCTATTGAATCAACCTTCTCATCTACGCAAACTTTAGCCCACATCAATGACTCCAACCAATCAAGCGAGTCGATTGCCAAGGCTTTAAAGTTGTGATCCTCGTTTGCTAATTCATGTAATGCAGACATTACATCTTCATAAGATTTAGCTAGGGGAAAGTGTGGAACATCGGGAACACCAGCTAGACCATCTTCCGTCTGTATAAATATAACACCTGGTATTGATGCAGCTAATGTTGTTTTGCCGAGTCCAGCAGTTCCATGTATTAAGATACGCGGTGCTTTCCTTTCTATCTTTTCTTTTATATCGCTAAGTTTAAATGACATATTCCCTCCTTCTAGGTTTATTGTTTAGTTTCTTCTACGACTTCAACTTCTTCAACTTTTTCAACATCCCCTTGTGATGTTTCTAATGATGATTCCAATGAAGCTATAAGACGATCTTTATGATCTAGTCTTGTTCCTAATTGCATATCCAAACTTTCAATTTCGGGTTGTAATGCTTTCAGCATTGACAACATACGCGCTTCATTCTTATTGAGATCAGCTTCAAAGTATTCTTTTCCGTTGATAGTTAATGTTGGTTTTGGTTCTTGGTTTTCACTCATTTTTTTTCTCCTGAGTTAAATATTGGACAAACGAATCCTTTAGCTGGACAAAAGCGACACCAATCGCCAGCACAAGGTTCGGGTTCTAGTTCAAAGCAACGCTCGGCTGCTTCTTTCAGATCATTCAATCCCCAATGCAGTAATCCCATCAAGTCATGCTTCTGCGAGCTAATCTTAGGATTAACTTTAGGTTGCACTATTGTTGTGATTACATCTTCGGTATCTTCAGATCCAAATTCTTGTAGACATAACAAAGCATAGATACGCAGTTGTGAACTGCTTGGTTCTACTTTCCACTTGCCAGTCTTTAAATCTATTATTTCTATGTTGTTGCCATAGATGATGGTTGCATCCGCTGTTCCAAATAGTTCGGGATGAATCTCATCGCTAGAACGATACCTTCTTTCTAAGTAAAGTTCGCCTTTGGTTTCTTTTAATCTTTTATCTATGTAGTCGGTATAAGTTTGAATGATATCTAAATCTTCTTGTTCAATAATAATCTTATGACCTTGCACTTTGTGGACTGTGCCTAAAAAATCTTGAGGTGTACTTCTTTTATATAAAAATGATTCTGCTGCTTCGTGGTTTATTGTTCCACGCAATGCTGCAACATGGGTAGGTTGTTCTTCTGATATGCTCGACAAATAAGGTGATGCTGGACAATTTGACCAACGCTCAAATGATGATGGACTGATACTACTGTGATCCAATGTTTCTCTCCTCTGACTCCTTTCGTTTATGTTTCTATTATCTGCGTCTGTTCCTTTTCGTATTCTAATACATCGTCAAGACGATAATAAATTCTTCCCGTATCTTTACGCTTAATATATCTTGGCCCTCTTTTAGGCTTGGCAGTTCTCCAGTTGCAAAGCGTACCCTTGCTCATTTTCAATCTTTGTGCCAACTCACCTGTACTCAACACTTTGTCCATGTTCCTATCTCCTAAAACTATTGTGAAAAATTATCTAGTGTTAATTATTATAAATTTTAAATTATTCTAGTTAATTGTGTCAAACGATTATTTAAAATTAATTAAAATTATTATAAATTAATAATAGTTGATTGATCTCTGTTGTATTTAATAATGTAAAAGAACATAATGCAAATATTGTTTATGAACTAAAATGAACATGAGTAAAAGGATCAATGATATAACTCCTAACGAATGGAGTAAGTCTAAGGCAACCGAGATCCAAGTCGGGGGAGATCACTACGCTAAACAGAAAGAGTATCAACCAGCAGAGCTGATACAAAAACTTAAACTGTCCTGGTGCAAGTCAAACGCTATCAAATATATTCTAAGAGCTGGCAACAAAGGGCCAGCATCCGAAGATATTAAAAAAGCCATACATTATTTAGAGTTGGAATTAGAAATAGAAACGGAGAAAACATAATGCCACCATTTATTGTTGCCGATGATTCCTACATAGATTTTTTAATCTTTTGTTTTATGCGTTGGGTAGGAGAAATAAACGATCAAACTATCACAGTTTCTTTTCGTGATTACTTTGAAAATCCAGAAAGAAAATTGCAATTAGAACAAGAGTTTAGTGCAAGTTCAGATGGTGAACCTTTAGACATCTGGTTTGATCCAACAGAAGTTAAGGAGATGGTACATTGAGTACATTTAAACAAGTAAACATGATGAAAGGCTACACCAGCTCGTTAGCTGATAACCCATGCGTTAATCTGTGTGGCAGTACATCGGTTGGTGGTAATACATCTTGCAAGTATTGTGGTAGAACACAAGAGCAAATAACTCATTGGCAAGAGTACCCATCAACAGTTAGAAAATTAATTAACATTGAGAACTGGGATAAACACACCTCAAGACAAAAGATAACCGCACTCGCAGAAGAGTACGGTATCGATTTTGAAACAGCCAAACAAATATTCGCTGTTGACGGGCATCTAAGCAGTATCAATTAGATCGCCTAAACGATCCTTTGCTTCATTAATAACCCTTGCGTACTCTATTTGATCTACTGGTACGTTAGTAGCTTCTGTGTGTGCCACAAATTCATCTAACCTTCTGTGTATGCGTTTAAGTTCTTCAAGCATTGTTATCTCCTTTATTATTTTTATGATGGTCTACAAATCTTAAATTTTTAGTTTCATAATTAAATGTCAAAAAAACAACTCCCAATTCTTTTTGTTTTTCTGTTGGGCCTTTGCCACTTATATTGACAAATTTATCTCTACGTTTATCTTTTTTTGAAGTTTTAACATCTATTAAAATTGTATTTCCATTTTCATCCATAGCTACTATATCTACTGGCCCTGAACATCCTGAATTCTGAAAAACATCAAATCCTTGTTCCCACAACCACGTTATTGCATAATATTCTGCTAAATCTCCTTTCCGTTTTGTGTCTTTTATTTCTAACATTGCTTCTCCTCAATTAAACGAAGTTTTCCAAACATATTTTGTTTATATATTTCTACAAACCCATTAGGGTATCTAACTTCTAACTTGCCATTATTGGCGTGTAAAGATGTAGGAGTATTTGCTCGCTCCTCTTTTTTTATTTTTTCCCTTACCCTATCTACCTTGTCTGTGTGTTCAGTCATTTCACACCCCCCATAATCATTTTACTAATATTATCCGAAGTCTTTTGTGCGTTCTCCTGGTTCTTGTCTGCCATTAAATGCGAGTAGCGTTTAGTAGTTGACGTATCGGAGTGACCTAAAAGACCACCTATTTCTTCTAACGTGCTACCGTTAGAAACCATAAAAGAAGCAAACGAATGTCTAAGATCGTGAAATCTTAAATCATCTATGCTGGCTTCTTCTAATATTCGCTTCCACCACTTTTGAGGTGATGTTGCAAAACCTATAATCTTTTCTCCATTTCTGGGTAAGTTATCTATCAGCTGCATAGCTTGATTAGATAAAAAGATCTTCCGATCTATACCCTTGTGGTCTGTCTTGTGTTCGCTAAGCGTTAAGACATTACCATCCAAGTCTGACCAGTTGGCTTTTAATAACTCACCAATCCTTGCTCCAGTAAACAGTAGCAACCAGATTAAAGTAGTTTGCTTTTGTTTAAAGGGTGCTTCTGTATTAAGAACCACAGTCAAACGTGCCAGCTCTTCTTGAGTTAAGTAACGCACTCTTTTGTGTTCTTTGTTCATGCGAAACTTTTTAGGGAAAGGATTGGGTGTTAGTTCACCAATGGATTCCATGTAGTTAAATAATGTCCTCAGTAAACGCAGAACTGCGTTAGCACGATAAGGCCCATTGTTGTTAGTTAGATCGGTGTGTAGTGTTCTTAAATCAGAGTATTTTATGGTTCTAATATCTCTATCTTTAAGGTAAGGAAAAATCACCCCCTCAAACATCTCTACATCGTGTTTACGAGACTTTTTTTGTAAACCTACATCGCCACTCCATAAATGCCAAACATCGCTTACATTAACTTTCTGTGGCTTTGGTTCGTCTAAGGGTTTGTTGCGTGTCTCTATCGCTTTAAGTCGTGCTTCTTTCCAACCAAAGTTGTTGGTTAGTTCTCCAAGTTTAACCTTGCGTCTTTTACCTTCGATTGTGTAATCCAAGTAAAAGGATTTGCTGTAGTTAAACTCTCGGAGATGTAAGCCACGAACTTGCTTATCTCTCGTTATAGTTTCCATACTCCCCCCTAAAAATTAATCGCGTATAGAAATACATTAACAGTCATAACTGCACCCAATAGTGTGAAGCAGATGATTGCATAGATTAAGTCTTGTTTTTGTTTTGGTGATCTCCTCATTTTTCTCTCCTAAATTATTATTAAATTTCCTCAACTATGTAGTGAATCAAAGTGTTGTTTAATTAACTACAATGATTATATTAAAGACTTATTCCTAATCTGTCTACTTTTTTCGTAAACCCTATATAAATCAATGTTTCATGTGAAACATAAAGCTAACTGGTGCGTGTTGGTGCTTATTTAAGCACCTAGTAACTCTAATATGTTTTCTATGGGGTTGTTGTCTCTCATCTGTGCATCTTTAATAGTTATGCTGTCGGTTTCTCTAGGTTTATGAAAAACTACGTTCATGTGTTGTAGGGAGACAAGGGCAAAGATGTCTATAGATCCATCTTCATAATTACGGTTCTTGGTGTGTGATCCTCTTCGCATATCAAACCGCCAGTTCGTTCTATGCTTTTCTATTTTGGTTTTGGTTTTAACCTGGACTTTATAAAGGATGTTGTCGTATTGAAATAATATATCAGCTTCGGCTGAGTGAGGAATAACAAGAACTGTATCGGATATTTGAGAGAGGAGTGAAGCTACGAAGTATTCGCCAGAACGACCAACCCGTTCTGTAATCCTTGACATAGCTATTCAAATTTATCTTCCTTGTTAAACATAAGGTTGAGTTAGATTATTCTAGTAAACCTTCTGGTTTTTTATAAGCATCTTGTATTACAGAATCGGCTTGGCTTGATCCAAAGCCAATTCCAATTAAAATTGATTTTTTAGCATCAACTGGAACATCAGCATTTCTAGCAAAGTCATATACAGCTTTTCTTGTCACTCTATTTTCTAATAAACTTGCTATTGCTTTAGGTAATAAATAACTACCAGCTGCAATACTTAGTCCTGTTGAAACATCTCCAGAAGCTAATCCACCACCAACACCCAAACCTAATGATGCGTAAAGTTCTCTTTGTGCATTACTTGTTGCTGTGTTAGAAAAATTGGTAAATTTATCTGCTTCTCTAAATGCTTTAGAAACCTCTTTAATATCATCAACTTTAGTTCCTATTGATTGTATGGTGTTGGGTAATTCACCTGTTCCTTTTGTATATTTTGTTAAATTAGAAATTGTTTTACCAATACTTAAATCTCCAGCTTGATCTCTGGTTAAATCGTAAAGTTGTTTTTCACCAAGAATAGTTAATTGATCTTCGTTTTTTAATCCTTTATTAAACAAATTATTAGTTATTTCATTAAACTTTGAAGGTTCATTTAACGTGCCTTTATCAAATTTATCGTAAATTTTTTCTGAAGATAAAAAGTCTTTTCCTCCCCTTGTTGAAATTAATGGTGTTATTTGTTTTTCTAATATGTTTGATCCTGTCCTGTAATAATCATTTGCCTGTAAAGCAAATTTTTCAGCATCCCCACCAACCAATTTAGCTGCATTAAACATATCATTAGTCAATGCTCCGTATAGTTGTTTTAAACCACTTTTGTCTGGTGAAGTGCCAACAACAAAAGTTCCTTTCATTTGTCTACCAATTTGAGTTCTTAAAGCAGCTATATCTTTGTAAGAAAGTTCTACAGGGCCATCAACTAATTTTCCTTCTTTATTTTTTACTTTAAAAACATTTTTTAAACCATCAGAAAAATCTTTACCAAAGACTTGAGATAAATTTTTATTATTAAATTTATATTCATTACTTTTTAAAACTTTTGCAACATTTGGCATTAAGAATATTTCACTTGGATTTATTAACGAATCTACTTTGCCATATAAAGCATCAGACCTTGCCATAAAATCATCTTCAAATCGTATTGCTGCATTTTTAATTATTTCGCCAGCGGATTCTTTACTTTGATTAGCTCCCATAGATGTTATTTCATCAACTGATTTACTTAATTGGTTTATTCCATCAGCATAAAGATTAACTATTTTTCCTCCACCAGCAGTTGTTGCTAATCCTTTTTCAAATCTTGCCATGTTTCCTCCGCTAGAGGAAACACCTAAAGGTAATTGATTAATACCTAAATTTTTAGCCGAATTAATTATGTTCTTTGTTTGTGGAGTATTCAGCAATTTATCTAAACCTTGTCTGCCATATTTAATACCAGCTGCTGCTGGAAATGGAGTAACTGCTTCTATTGTTCCTTCTATTGCTAAATCTGTTGCGTATTCACTAGCAGTTCTAGTATCTTCAACACCTTCACCAAAGATAGATCTTAGTGCTGCATCATAGGCTTCTCCAGCTGCTACAGATCCAACTGCTCCTCCAGCTGCACCAGCTACAGGAACACCAACAATAGTTGGGGAAGCAACTATGGCACTTGTAGTAAAACCAGCAAGACCACCTAAAATGTTTGCTCCAATACGACCATATTCTGCAAAATCGCCAAAGTCTACACCCTCTGGATTAAATAGAGTTGGTCTTTTTGTTTTTGGATTTTTAAAAACATAATTATCTGATCCAAAAGGAATAGCGTCTGGATAGTATTTTTTAATTAACTTTAATTTATCTTCTGGTTTTTTGTAGGCACTAACTGTTGATCTTAAAGAAGCAGAAACTCCTGTGTCTTTATCTAAACTATCAATGTTTAATGCACCAGAAGGTAGTGGTGGAAGTGCAGTTGCTCCCTTCGGTAATGGTGGTAATACTTCTGTTGCCATTATTTTATTGTGCTGGTTCGCCTGTGTCTTTGTAAACCCAACCAGAATTATCAGCATTAGGAATTATTGTTCTTCCATTTAGATATGCAGTTTGTTCTGATCTTGCTCCTTCAGGAACTGGAACTTTTTGTCCTAATTCTTTTAAGCCTTTGTTTTTAACTTCTAAAGCAGCCTTTCTTAATTGTCTAAGTTGTAATAAAGTTCCTTCATCTCCGCCTTTAAGTGCTTGTTTTATTGTTGTTGGATTACCAATCCAGCTTTCTAATAAATCCATATCAGGGCCAGCTAACACACCAAGCTCTGCATAGTTTTTTAACTCTAAAAGGACTGAATTATATGCACTATCTACTTCTGCTAACTCCATTCCAACAGTAAAGACACCAGGTTCTAATCTTACAATTACTTCTTCAAGAGAATCTAGTTTATTTACAACACCATCGACAATATCAATATCTTTTTCTACAAGTTTTCTTCTGTCTGCTGATATGCCAATTTTTTCTGTTGTGCCTCTTTCATCAACAACATCATTGGTTTCTAAAGAATTTTCAGAAGGTGGTTTTGGATAAATGCTTGTACTTAAACCAGGCACAGTTCTTGTTACTGTTTGACCAGCTTCATTTAGATAAGTGCT